CCGACGCTTTCGACGCAGCATTATTGGAGCGCGGCATTGGAACCCTCGAACACCCTCGATACGGAGCGGTCGACGTTGTGCCTTTTGGCACTATAACCCAACGTGATGATTTAAAGACAGCGGCCAACCAGGTAGTTATCGAGGTCACGTTTTGGGAGACTATCCGACTAATTTACCCGGCCGTGCAGACGGACCCGTCGAGCGCAGTGCTAACCGCGGTCGAAGAGTATAACGTCGCAGTATCGACGGAATTCGATCAAGACACTAGCCTGCTAACCGCGGTCGATTCCGCAACGTTTAAAAGCGGATACCTGGCGCTATTGGACACGGTCTCTAGCGGCCTGCAAGCGGTCGCAGACGTACAAGACGACGTACAGAAACAGTTTAACGAGATAGTGGATTCGATAAACCAGGGGATCGATATCCTTATCGCCGAGCCTCTTACCCTAGCGTTTCAAACCGCTATTTTAATTCAGTCTCCGGCCCGCGCGGTCGCGGATATAGGAGCACGTCTCGACGCTTATAAAAACTTATCTGACTCCATTACGTCGGGAGACAATGCCGTAGCGGCCACTCCAAATAAGTTCCATATTCAGGATTTATTCGTTTCGTCTTACGTGACAGGCTCAGTGGTCTCGGTAGTTAATAATCAATTTTCTACTAAAACCGAGGCCCTTTCGGCAGCCGTCGCGGTGCTCGATCAACTCGACGTAGTGACCCAATGGCGCGACGATAACTTCGCCGCTTTGCTCGAAGTAGACACCGGGGCCGCTTATCAAAAACTACAAGAGGCCGTCGCGTTAACCGCCGGTTTCCTGGTCGATATATCCTTTTCTCTTCGACAGGAGCGCCGGGTCGTTCTCACGCGAAACCGAACTATTATCGATCTAGTCGCGGAATTCTACGGAGAGATAGACGACCGTCTCGACTTTTTTATAAACTCGAATAATTTAAGCGGCTCCGAAATTTTGGAAGTTCCAAGGGGGCGCGAGATTGTATATTACGTATAGAGTAATAACGGGCGACACTTTCGAAAGTATCGCGCGCAAGCGTTACGGCAGCGAGGCGGACGCGCAGCTCATAGCGCAAGCCAACCCCGGCGCAGCGGATCCGCTAATACCCGGGACGGCCCTATCGATACCAGCGCGCCCCGGCGCCCCGCAAAACTCACCGCAGGCGGCGAACAGCAGCACCGAAGACGAGGTCGCCCTGTTAATCGATGGCCAGCGCTTTAGGTTCTGGGATCAAATCCAGATCACTCGGTCAATGGATAGCGTGGACAGCGTGAGCTTTGGAGCGCCTTTTGACTCCGAAGCGCCCGGATTTAAAAAAACGTTTAAGCCTTTTTCGTTCAAGCCGATGAATATCACCGTCGGCGGTGCGCCTTTATTTACGGGGACCTTAGTCACGGTAAATCCGGTGCTAGAAAGCGCGCAAAAAATAATATCGGTAAGCGGGTACTCGTTGCCGGGCGTGCTTAACGATTGCACCCCGCCCGCTAGTATGTTCGGTAAGTCGGGCAGCTTGTTAGAGACCAACGGGCAGACTTTAAAAGAGATAGCTTCGAATCTTGCGGCACCCTTCGGCGTAAGCGTGAAGTTTAGAGCCGACCCAGGCCCCGCGATTATGCGCGTAGCTATCGAGCCTGGCGAAAAAGTCCTGGCCTACTTGACAAAATTAGCCAAAAAAGAAAATCTAATAATATCAAGCTCACCCAGCGGGGGGCTAATTTTTTCTCGCCCCGCAGACGGGGGCCAACCCGTCGCTAGACTACAGCAGGGCGCCGCGCCGGTTCTATCCGTTTTACCCTTTTTTAATCCGCAAAATTACTATAGCCACATAACGGGCATAGAGCCGATACTCGTCGGGCTAGCGGGCGCGCAGTACACTGTTAAAAACCCTCGACTTACGGGGACCATGAGGCCCTTAACTTTTACCGCGCCCGATACCATGGACGCGGACATAGTCGCGGCGGTCGAGTCTAAAGCGGGGCGTATGTTCGCCAACATGGTGTCTTATGAGGTCCGCGTCGCTACCTGGCGAGACCCGGGCGGGAAGCTATGGGAGCCGGGCGCGTCTCTTACACTAACCGCGCCCGACGCGATGATTTATTCGGAGTATGAATTCATAATAAAAACGGTTGAATTTAGCCGCGATAGTAAAACCAAAGCCGCGATTTTGACCCTGATAATACCGGGGACTTTTAGCGGAAAAATACCGGAGGCGTTACCGTGGGACGAATAGCCAAATTATTGTCTTTTGTTCGGGCGACCCGCAACGGCGCGAAGGTGTCGGACGCGAAAGTCGACCCCGGTGGCGGTTCGAATATAACGGCGGAGCACTTCGCAGCGCCGGGCGATGATTCGCACCCGATACCCGGCGACTACGTGGCATTGAATACCGACAGCGGTTCGGGCCGGGAGTCCGCCATAGGATACCTGGACGCGCTTAACGCGCCCAAAGCGCTATCCGGCGACAAGCGGATATACGCGCGGGACGAAAACGGCGCTTTAATTGTAGAAGTGTGGCTTAAAAATACCGGCGAAGCGACTATCCTAAACGCGAGCGGGTCGGTTACTCTGGACGCTAACGGGGCTATAAAGGGCTCCAACGCTAGCGGGTATTTTGAGCTTCGGGCGGGAGGTGACTTCGTCGCCAATGGTGTTATCATAGACGCCGCGGGAGCAGTTACTATCCCCGGTAGTTTAAAGCTCGCGGGCAAAGAGATAGCCACCCACGATCACAGCCAAGCGAATGACAGCGACAACGATAGCCAACGGGATACGGGACCGAATAACTAATGACCACAGAAGTTATAAGCTACGTCGGATCGGCCGTTTCATGGACCGCTTTTAGCGCGAGTCAAAAGGCATACTATACCGATACCGGCGGCAGTAATTACACCACGCCCCAACTATGGGACAACGCCTTCGGTAACACGTCCGGGGACCTAGTTACGGACGATGAAATCGCAGCGGCAGAGTTAAACGCCGAGGATTTTATAGGCGCGCTAATAATACGGGCCGATTGGACGACAGACCCCACGCACTACCCGGTTATACGCGCCCGAGCGGGTAGCGAGTATAATCATGTTGATGATACGGGTGTTAAAATTTGGAGAAATGCGTACTACGGGATAACCGTAAATAGCGCCTATACCCGATTCCAGCGCGTAAGGATCGGGTCCTATTCATACCCTATACCGATCGATGCGGGCGGCGACAATACGATAGATTGTAGAAGCTGTACAATATTGTCTTCTGATATTATAGCCTCAAGAAATTATTACGACCTATATTATAGGGGTTGTTTGGTACTATTTGCGCCCGGCGCGGGGGTTAAACTACAGTATATAAACCTCCTTAACTGTACGATAATTTGTGATAACAGCCAAGGCCTAACGGCGATGTATAAGAACGCTTATAACACCGTTATCTATAACGCAAGCGCAGTCCTGAGCTTTGCTAACTTTTATCTGCAATGGTTGGGGGACTATAACGCCGAGTCCGTGAGCGATCAAGGCGACCCTCCCGGCGCTAACTCAATAATAAATCTCCCCAGCTCCGCATTTAAAAATTATGCGGGCGGGGATTACACGCTATCGGGTACAACCTCGGAGCTCTACCACGCGGGCTCGTCGGCGTACGCGCCGGAGCTGGATAATAACGGCGTGCCTTTCGACGCTTTGACCCCCAGCATAGGCGCGTTTGAATTTATCCCGACGCCACAGACAGCGACGCCCCCCGCTTTTGAACTAGGCACTTTTAAACCGCAGCAAGGCGACATCTCTTTATTTCAGACAGACGACGGCGGAGACATAACCGCTCTTGACGGCATTGTGACTATGAGCGGCGGACTAGAAACAGCGGTCTACCTGTCGTTATTCGGGGGAAACGAAGACGACGACGGGCGGCAAGATAGCCCCGCGGATTGGTGGGGCAACATCGACGAGACCGACCCGGCCAGAGAATATCATAGCGAGACTCAGCACTTATTGAGATCCTTGCCGGCTACGACTGGAAACCTCCGGCGCTTAGAAGACGCGGCGCGGCGGGACTTATCATGGCTCGAATCCGACAGCGTGGCGTCTTCGGTTACGGTCTCGGCGAGTATCCCGGGCGTAAATAAAATTAAACTAGAAATTGATATCGAAGCAATAGGCGAAGAGTCGAGCTTCGAATATGTCGAAAATTGGAAGGCCGACGCATGAGTATAACGACACCCACAACTAAGGGCATAAGCGACAACATTATCGCGCAACTAGAAGCCTCGCTTAATCAAACGATCCCACTATTGCCAAAGTCTTTTTTGAGGGTGCTAGCGAAAGCTATGGCGGCGGTATTCGTTATGCTCTACAAATACGCGGGGTTTATCGCCTTGCAGCAGTTTGTAAAGACCGCGTCGATATTAGAGACCACTATAAACGGCCGCACTTTGTCGCCCCTGATTGAGTGGGGCGTTCAGATCGGGGTCGGGCGACCGACCGCAGCGACGCGAGCGGAGCTATCGATAACGATCACCGTAGATGACCAGGTCGGGACTTTACCGTCCGGGTCTCAGCTACTTAGCGACTTGAACGGCGTGACGTACATAACGATTGGAGCGGTACTGTTAAACGCCGCGACAGTTACCGCGGTCGTCCGGGCGTCTTCGGACCAAAGCGGCGGCGGCGGATCGGGCACCCTTGGGAACTTAAGCGCCGGCGATACTTTGGCATTTGCTAATCCACTATCGAGCGTCGCCCGCGTGGCTACCGTTTTGGCTCAGACGGTCACGGGTGCTAACGCAGAGGGAACGGAAGTATACCGACAGCGGGTTCTGGATCGATTCCAAAAGCGCCCCCAGGGTGGGGCTTACGCCGATTATCAGCAGTGGGCCGAAGAGTCCGCGGGCATAGTAAACGTATACCCCTACACGGGCTCACCGGGCCAGGTAAATGTATACAGCGAGGCGACGATAGCCTCTTCGGGGTCTGCGGACGGGATACCCACCACGGCGCAGCTTACGGCCGTTTTGGCGCTTATTAATTTAGACGCTAACGGGCTCGCGAATCGAC